GGGGCATATGTAGAATTTGTCAATGAGATTTACGCCGTTGGCTGTCGTAACCTTCAGTTTGATGACTGTGTATGGGGCGGTATGGTTAATCCAAAACTGGCAGTTGCATTGACCGGAAGAAAGGGAGATGCGTTGGAGGCATACAAGAAACTGCTCCTTCAGTTAAACAATGAAGTTGCAGCTCAGGCACCGGCGGATCTGGTGATCAATACCCATGTATGCCGCGGAAACTATCATTCCACATTTTTCAGTTCCGGTGCATACGACGGAGTAGCCGACCTGCTTTTTGGCGAGGAAAATGTAAACGCCTACTATCTGGAATACGATGATGAAAGATCCGGCGGTTTTGCTCCTTTAGCAAAAGTTTCCGGCGACAAAAAAGTAGTTCTGGGCCTTGTAACCACCAAATCCCCGGTATTAGAAAAGAAAGAAGACGTGATCGCAAGGATCCATGAGGCTGCAAAACACGTGCCTTTAGACCGCTTATACTTAAGCCCACAGTGCGGTTTCGCCTCCTGTGAGATCGGAAACAAGCTTACAGAAGAAGAG